CCGTTCTTGGTATTAACTTTACCTTTCCAGCCATCAAGCTTAATCTCTACTTCGCCATTCTTGGATTCGCCAATAAGCTGTTCAAGTAATTCTTTTTCAAAAATAACAGATCCTGCAAAGTCTGGTGCTTTGTCAAACTTCTTCTCTGTGTTGTGCCACATGGTTCCTTGATTTGGATATTCCATTTACTTTCCTTTCGTTAGTGTTGCTTTGGTTTTACTAAACTCTGCCATCATCTCTGAATAAAACTTTTCGTCCATCGCTTTAGCTTTATCAAAAACTACGCGGTTATTCTTAAATATATTTGCTACATCATCTGCATGGGTGGCCAGCGATAACAACGCATCTACGCCCGCTTTAAGAGACTCTAGCCAGCCTTTTGCATCGTCCGTATCCATCACTGTAATCTGCCACTCACCGGGCTTTCCCGCAGTCTTGGTTACCTTTGCTTTCTCCACCGCTTTTGCTGGCGCTGGGATATTAGACACTTTAGGTGTTTGTGTAATATCTTCTTGCAAGTCAGGAGGGACGTCTTCACCGTTGTAGATATATAGACCCAGCCCATGCAAGGCAATAGCTTTAGCCAAACAGCGTTGCATAGCGGTATTGATTGCAAATGCGTCAGGTTCAGAAATGGCTTTATTGCGATAGTCCATTACCGGAAGCTGTGCAGTGCGCGCAATATCATTGGCCACTACAGTACAAAATACCATTACTGTGCCGTTGCCCCAACGTTGATACTCCGGATAAAACCAATGTGCTTTGGGATCTGCTAATAGTAATTGGTCGACAGCCCACGCCCAAGATAAATAGGTAAGGCCATTTTTCTTTTCCGTGTACTTTGAGACATCAATCTGTCTAAGTTCTTTGTATTCCATCGTGTTCCTCTTTTAATTTCCTAACAGTTTCTACTTCAATAAGTTTTTGAGCGTAGTGAATAACTTTCTCAAGGTCTTGTATACCGCCTTTTCTACGCCAGCGAGTGGTATATTTAATAATGTTTCCCTCAAGGTACCCCAAACCATTAGCCACGATATAATCCCAAGGCTGAATAGCATTAGCAGAATAATGAGAGCCGGCAACTTGATATTCATTTGCTTTTATCTTGTGATCCATGTCCACAATCCTGTTCCAAAGACTCCAAAGACTGCGATAAAAAGCAGCATCCAGACAAACACTTCTCGGACGAAAGATTTAGTTCTATCCCAATCCGTTTCGCATCTCCAAATAGGCGTTGCATAATCTGCATCTCTAAGTGCTTCGGATACAGATCTAGCGGTTTGTGTATATCGGTAATATCGGTTTGTAAATTGTTCATAACTCATTATTTCTCCTCTAAATAACGTTTATATTGATCGCAAAACTTAGATACCGGACAAAAGCTTGAGCAACGGGTACGATCCCCTTCTCGAACTTCAAGAATAAATCCTTTGCCAGCTTTAAGTAATGCCTCCTCTGCTTCCTCAAGATCATTATGCACCGATTTTGCTCTAACTGCATCAACTTTTTTTACTGCATAAGTTGTCGGCTTTTCCCACATTTCGGCAGGAGTGCATAGCGGTAATTCCTCCCCCGCATCCATCGCAAACAGTCCTTCTGAATGCAAGTGAATGCGGTCTTTAATAAACTGCTCCCTTTGCTCCATAGGCCATAAAGTAACAGGGATTACTTCAACCGGACATTGGGGATAACCCTGACGAGTCTTTGCGTCTCTGCGATTCCAATCGCGAATGATGGCAATAATAGCTAACTTGTTTACTGGGGTTTTCTTTACAGTCTCTACCAGCCATGCATAGATATTTAGCTGTTGTTCCCACTCAGCCTTTTCATTCATTACCGACCATACGCCTACATTCTTATAGTCGTTAATTTCTACGCCATCATCATGAATAATTTGTAAGTCAATAGCGCCAGAAATATGCCAACCATCAAGATCCGCATGAAGTCTTTGCTCCACAATATGGTTAGCATCCTTGCCATGTTCCAATACTCCGTGAATCGCAGTTCCAATAATTGACCAAACCATATCTGATACATCAGTTTCGATTTGATTGTCATATTTCTTTTTAAGTTGCACAATGCGTGGGCTATTGAGTAGTTCAGTGGCCGATACATGAGCCTTGCCCTTTGTGTATGCGGGTTTAGCCGCTACATTCATAAAGGTTTGCGGAAGATTAAATTTATTAGTTAATTTCATGTATGTTTTTGTTTAATTGATCTTGCGTCATTACATAGCCTTTGCCATGACCCAAATCATCAATGTTCTCATCCTTAAATAATTCTTCTTTAGTTGTCCATCCCGCAACTTTTGCGCCTTTGTCATTCACAATCGCTAAGACATAAATATCGCAAGGGTGATCCTCTTTCTTTAAAGTGGCCAATAGTTTACCGGATTGATACCTTGTGGATTTAACATCTATTGTGCGTTTAAAGTAATTGACCAAATCTGATCCACCTTTTCTAATGCTGACAGTCAAATCTGGGCATAGATTAAGAACCTTAGCTACGCAATATTCTGCAATAACTCCGTCTATATCTATCTCAAAAGGATCCTGCTTTCCCATTTGTTTATCTTGCACATTTCCGGAAGCCGTACATCTACGCATTACGCCAAGTAATCTGCATATTTCCAGCTCCGGCATGGACAATTCAATTTGCATTATCTATTACGATTATTGGGCTTATTCATTTCTAAAAAATCTGCTGAAATTGTTGCGGTATGAGCCAAAGCTCGCAAAACTTGAATTGTTTGCTCCTGATTGCCTTTTAACAATAACTCATAAGACTCACGCAAAGCCTTGTCCATAGCTAAGTAATTTTCACTGTAATCAATCATACATCCTCCTATTTAGTTGCCATTAAATATAAACCTACGTTAGCGGCAGCGTAACTAACATAAGTAATACATAAAGCCAGATTGCCTTTATATCCCTGCTCACAACCAATGTATAAATAAATTAAACCGGTAACAATAATTAGCCAAGCACTCATTCTTTTTCTTCCATCACTTTTTTCCACCAAGCAATAAATTCATTGTGGTTAAAAAATGGTCTTTCTTTACCTTTTGTATGCCCATAAAAAACAGGTTTTGGCGCATCAGATCTGTTTAATTTTCCATTCATAATTCTTGGATCAACATTTAAATTAAGGCAAAGTTCTTTTATGGAATATGCTGGGCTTCTTGGGGCTTTTTTATCCCAATACCCTTTCCACATTTCCCCATATTCTTCGTGTTTCATTAACAACGCCCATCTGGATCGTTGTCATCAAAATCCCATTCTTCCATAATTTGTTTACGGCGTTCTTTCATTTCCTTGGTGGCATACTTGTCTAGCTGTTCGTGGTTAATGTAACGATCCCATAAACGATCACACTTCATGCGAACCATATTTGTAAGACCTAGTAAAGTATTGCTTAATTCATCTTCGGTCATTGTGTTATTTGCGTGATGCTCATAAAGAACTGTTAAATCTTCGTGAATGTTATACATTCCTTGAATAGCATCTTCCAATTCAATTCGTTTCTTTAAATCTTTTTTCTTTCCCATTTTCTCTTCCCGTTCTTTTGCCTCTTCAAGCATAGCTACTATTCCATATTGGATAAGAACTACTTGACCTTCATCATCATATTCAACGATTGCATCCGAAGTGCCGTCCTCATTCTCCCGCGTCACTCTCAGCTTGATCTCCATCCTCATCCTCCATAAATTTTCTTAAATATTCGCGTAATTCTTTGGCATCCTCTTTGGTGTCAAATATCTTTTGGTATGTTCCGCGGGACGGAATTCTTACCGCCTCAGTAAAGTAATAATTGTATGCAACATAGGTTCCAAAAGGCCTGCAAGCCCATTCATTCTCTTTGCATATTTGCGTATGTACGCAGTTGTCGCACGGACAAACACCTTCTACTCTTGGTTTTGGTCCTTCTGCTGCTATTCTGTCTTCCGTAGTAAACGTAGTCATAGATCCTCTATATAATTATTTGATACTAATCCCGCAACAGAAAGTTGAATATAGGTGATTACCCTAACATTTCCATACCCTCCCAGCGTCAACGCATACTGGCTTCAATCCGGTAAACGCCGATATATTTCTAAGCGAGGAGTAGATTTTAAAAGAGCTGTTCATGAAATATGTGACAAATTGCCAAGTTTTGGTGATAAACCCATAGAAATATCTATTGTGTTGTTTCCAAGAGACAAACGATTACTGGATATTGATAACTGTTGTAAGGCTATCCTTGATTCCATGAATGGCCTGATGTATGACGACGACCAACAGGTTTGGAAGTTGACAGTAGAACGGGGCGAAAAGACTAAAGGCGGTGGATGCCAAGTAACCATCAAAGATTATAAGGGTAAACCCTAATATTTAGTGTTTATTTGTATGTGATACACTACCTATGTATCTCGTGAGGATACTGTGTAGTTCTCTTTTGGGGCTGTCTCTTGACAGCCTCTTTTTTATGTTGTAAATTAGCGATGCAGAATAGACTTTGGACGGTCTGTTATGTATAATCACTACCCAAAGCCCTATACACATGGGGTCTACAAACAGTTTTCTTATGCTTGGTTGGGTTCGGTGACAAACATAAGCGAATGTCCAAATGTAGACTCCAGCTGTATGGGGTTTTTTCTTTTCTGCGAACCATTCTGGACGGCAGAGAAACACCAGCGGATTGGTTCCTAGCGTTACTGGGGAAATGTCTGTAATAGC